CCCGAATTGCCTTTGTTAATATCTCAATCCCTTCCTGCCTGTACTTTTCATCAATATAAAAACCCGTTTCCTCTACGCCTAATAACATCCAACTTACAGGCATGAGGAAATTTACCAACAAATTATGCATCTTTTCCTGTATAACTGCTGGCATCAGTTTCAAATATAGCTGTAATGTCGCATCTGCGTCTGTACCAGCATACCTCGTCAACACATCTGGTGGAATAAGAGCAAATGAGTCTGATTTCTTCTTTGTTTTCTTTAACCCACACTCAGCAAGAGATACTTCATAATCACCATAGCTAGTGTATCGTTTCGCTAAATCCTTTAAACTGTGAATGCCCCTACGTTCATCTAAACAATAACTAATCATCATGGTATCAATGACTGAACCATGGTCAAACTCAAATCCAGCACGTCGCAAAAGCTTAACATCAAATTTGAAATTATGTAAAATCTTCATTTGACTTGAAGATTGGAAAAACTTATTTAAACGGTCTTTTACATCTGTTCCTACCCACTTATAAGTAGGCATATTTAAACGATTTTCAGAAACAAAATCTTTAATATCCTCAGCGTATGCCTTACGTTTAGTCTTTAGATAATTCCTACAGAATTCATAGTAAGCGTCATCACCAACAAACCAAGGTAACACATAGGAATACCCCGGTTTGCAACTAAAGGCAATCATTGTAATAAAGTCATCTAAAAAGTCCAAACCAGAAGTCTCAATATCAACCGCAACTCTTGGTGATTGCTCAAACTCCTTAATCATAGCATCAAACTTTTCATATGTATCTACATAAGTTACATTACTAAAAGAATTTGTGGCTGTTCCAGCTAAAACAGACTTAACAACCTTCAAAGCGTAAATAGCCTTCTCCGCATTACGAACATCTCTTAGAACATAAGAAGGATGAACACAGGGAATAATCTTTCTATTTGGATAATTTGGTAGTTCTAATATTGTACCATTAAGCGTAGTAATACCAGTTTTACCAGTGATACGCTCTAAAGCTATTGCGCCTAAAGGCACTATAATTTTCGGATTAGCATCTCTTATGGCTTTTTCCAAAATATGAAAACAAGCAGTAATCTCTTCTTTTTCCGGTGGTCTGCTATTTAAAGGACGGCACTGAACCACGTTAGCCAGAGAACAACAATTTCGATCTATGTCTGCTAATCGTAATAATTCATCCAACTTCTGTCCTGCTGGACCAACTAATGGTTCTGTACCAAACTGATCTTCAGTATCACCGGGAGCATCCGAAACAAACAGAATATCACAGTTTGGAACAATCTTAGGAGGGACCACATGACAACGGCTAACGGCAAGAGTACAACGAGTACAACCCTGAAGATTGAAATTCAGCCAGTCAATATCGTCAACTGGACGATCATCTTTCTTTTTTCTTTTTGGTTTTAGTTCTGGTAAATTCATTTTTGTAGTTTACCAGCAAAAAACGCATTTAAATGCTGGTGTCCTAGAATGGATGGTGAATCGCATTATATTACTTTCTCCGTATTCTAAGATAGGTTATTCGTTCCTTCTTAAGTTCTAGTCCCGTGTACTTGTTCACACGGTTAAAAATCTGATAAAACCACGAACGAGCATTTCCTGTGGTACATTTTTCACCAATTATTTGTCGAATTTCCTCCAGCAACGTATGTATTGGCTTATTATGGCTTCTTAAAATCAACTCTGCCACCTTGTAAGTCTTAGTGTTCCTAGACTGCATGGAACATTTAGCCAATTCAACATGCACATCAATATCAGAAGTCTCATTACCCATGATTGTAACCTTTAAAATGTCGTCTTTTGTAATCTTATCCTTTCCATATGTCAAACAATGCTTAGTCAATGTTTGACAGTATCCTAGTCTAGCTAAATAACACTCCTTACAACTCTGCTCTGTTTCCAGATAACCACCAAAACACTCATTCTTAATCGAGGACATTTTTTTAATTAAAGCTAATGAGTACAAATTATTTAAGTCAGTATTTGCTACATATGGAATACCTTGTTCCCTAAATAACTTCTCTTTGTCTTCTCTACTAATGTCTTCATGCATCGGGTGTCTTACCTTTTTTGTAATCGTTACAATAAAAGCCAGAACCCCTGAATACAACCCCAAGACCACCACTAATACACCGCGCAACTGTTTTCTTGGTGCATTTAGGACAAATCTTTTCTGGCCGAACCCTCATTGATTGAGTTCTATCAAACTCATACTGACATGAGGAACATTTGTAATGATAGGTAATCATACTACTTACCAAAATCACCAGTTAAAATCTTACCCTTAACCTGTTTTGGAGCAGAACCTTCAGGAACTAACAAACGTGGTTTGCTCATTTCCTCTACCTGCTTCTTACAAGCTTCCTTGTGAGCCTCTTCATACTTGTCCATTGCTTCCTCAACTGTTACAGCCTCAATTAGGAAGTTAATGGGAACCACTCTACCATTAACGGAAAACGGACCAACACCAATGTGGGCAGACTTGGTAACCTTACCCTCAAGGTCAAGCAGTTCCTTCAGAACCACTGTCTTGCCATCTTCCTCGTTCACAAACTGACGTTCTTTAATTTCTACGATCATCTCACTTCTCCTTTTCCATGTTATGTGGCCACAACTCTACACCAGTAGACAAAGGCCAAGACACGTTCCTATGAGACAACATACTAATAATATTTTCTTGATTAATTGGTGTTAATTCTCTCCAATGTTGTTCACAAAATTCCTTCCAAAGCGGAGCATCTACTGTTTCTGAACCTGCCAGCCTATCCATTAATGCCAAAAGCGTATCACGAAGAAGGAGAATCTGGCTCTTGTCAGAAAATTTAGACCAGTGTGCATTTAACCAATCAATACAGGATGAAACAATGTACGATTGACGCCCAAGACAATATCTATGTGCTGCCATAATCATTAATTCATTATTCAACCACTCCATTTCATCAAATATTGCCCTAGTTTTCTTCATATATCTTTTATCCTAAACTAGGTAACTGTAACACTTGCCCACTATACTTCACTGACGAGTCCAAATACTTGAAAAGCTCTTCCTTTTTATATTCATCAGGATCACCAACAGGCAATTTGCAAATATAAGTAGGAAAAACAGAAGCAACGATACTAGCCTGCTTTTGTAACTCTTCCATGCACACATCAGCATCATATAGCAATATTACCTTTTCAAACTTCCCTTGTCCAGCCATCCATGTTACATGCTGCTTCTTAATCGTACTGCCATATGTCGCAATGGCATTAGGCCCAACGTACAATGCATCGAACACCCCTTCTGTGATTATAAGGGTTGGATAACGTTTGGCAAGCGAAAAATTGAAAGGAATTTTTGCCGAACCCACCCCATGAGTCTTTTCATCAGGATTTAATACCTTTTTCTGTGCTTTCCCTGTAATATCTCGTGCAATCCAGTAAATCGGCTCCCCATTGTCGTTTATATCACAAACAATAAGCCTGTTTCTATACCGCCCGTGCCAACAAACACCAATTTTGTAAGTATGAACCAGATGTGGTGTAATTTGCAACAGTGATTTACGGTTTTTAAGCTGCGGGACTGATTTATAACCCAAAAACTCATAATTTTCAGGTAAACTTATTGGATTTGCCGTTAAATCTAGCTCTTTTACCTTAGTTTCTTTGAATTCTGACAAAGAAAGACTAATATTAAAAGGTTTTGCATCAATTTTGCCTTGTAACATAAGGACAACATCATTAAAAGGCAATTTTGTAATATACTTTATGGTATCAAAGAAGTTTTTCGACTGGTGACAACGAAAGCAGCTTACCATTTTTAGTGATAAGCTGACCCCACAGTGCTTCTCTTTACCACAAAATGGACAAATATCTAGAACATACTCTGTTTTACCACCAACCCATTCAGGAACGTAACCTTGACCCTGAAAAAACTCAATCATGTCAAAACTATCTAATAGATAATCAGTATTTATAGTTTTACCCATAGAAAGTCATTTTAACAAGACCTTGTTCCCATGTAAATTTTAGGCTCAATTGTAATCTTAAGCTTCTTTTGTAACCCTTTAATCCGTTCTTGAAGCTCACTTAAAGAAATTTCACAATTATCAATAGAGTCACAATCACTAACATCTGCAATAACATAACCAATAAAGCCATAGCCGTCATCACCCAAACGCCCAATATCTTTAATTTTACCAGAATAAACATCTTCCAAAAACTCTTCACGTGCCTCTTCATCCTTTGGGAGAACATCCTTAGCTTTGAATCCAAAAATGACAAAGCTGCTTGAAC